CGAGTTTATTATTGACTCTGGTCATGGTATGGGTTTCTGTATCGGTAATATTTTAAAATATGCTCAGCGATATGGAAAAAAGAATGGTAAGAATGCTGACGATCTAATGAAAGTTATACATTATGGTTTGATAGCATTACACATCGACCAACAAGAAAAGATGCAAAACACTTTGAAAGAACTTGATAATGAATGATTTTGAAATTAAAAGTGCATATGAAAAAGATTGCATCGAAAAAGGTCTAGGACACAAAGCTCTAAAAGCCGCATTCGAATCGAATAGTGATTTAGAATTACGAAATGTTACAAATTCTAAATATCCTGAAGAAGATTGGGCTGGTATTGATGTTCATGCCACTGTTGCGAATATAAAAACATTTGACGCATTTGTATTCAAAATTGATTATAAATTTAGACAAAAAAGTTTTAATGATGTACTATTTAATCTTCAAAGAAAAGATGGTAAAGATGGTTGGGCGATTAACGAAGATAAAAAATTTGATTATGTTTGTTATGTGAATGAACCATTAAGAAAAGTTTGTCTTTTACCTAAACAAGATATGCTTGATGCGAAAGATAAACTAAAAAGCTGGTCAAATAGACAAAGAGAAAAGGATGGTCAGTATAATGCCATTCTAGATTATTCTGACTGTAAAGAATTATTACCTAATTTTATTGGACCTATTGATTTTTAAGAGGAGAAAAAAATGACAATAGCAAAAACAAAAAATGAAAGACTAAACCTAATTCGTAAAGTTGCGAAGAAATATAATAAGGTAAAAAAAGAATTAAAAAGTATTGACTCTCACAACATAAATCATTATACTGATAGTGAAGATTATGCTAAAAAATACTATGGGCATTTATATAATGCTACTATGAAAATGGATACAGATTGGGATTAAGAATATGAATATAGTGAAAATATTATTTGCGACAACACTTGTAGTAGGATTTGTTTCATTGGCGATATTTCAATGGAGTGACTGTTTAGATGAGAACAGTATCTTCACATGTGTTCGTATGTTAAACAAATAGGGAATACCATGCCGAGATCTATGCATCTATTGCCAGCTTATTTTACAACTACAAATACTCGTAAAAGAAAGCGACAAGGAAAAGATTTAAGTGAAGAGAAACTAAAGACTGAGAAACTACTACAGAAACTTGGTTATAAGCCTGGTAGTACATGGCGAGCACCGATGCCTGATTACTCTACACCCTCTTATAATTCTATGAATACTATGGGCAATGCTTATAAGAAAAAAGAGAACACTTACACTGGTGAAGAGATAATGGGTATCGGTACTTTACATAAGTCAAATATGGTTCCTATTCGTAAGGATAGTAATAATGCTAAAGAAATTGCAAAAATGCGAAGATAAAAAAGTGCTTTACTTTTGTGAAAAAATATAGTACAATAATAAAATATAATAATGAGGAGAAAATATGGCACAATTAAAAGGTCTTAAAGGTGTAATTACAAGGAAGAAACCTAAAAAGAAAGTTGAATTAACACCCGCACAACAAGCAGAAGTTGAAGAACGCATGAAGAAACTTCGTGAAGCAAGAAAAGCAAAACGAGGTAACAAAGCTCCTGCGAATGTTCATCCTAGTGTTCTTGCGAAACCAGATACTGATAAATTATCATATGATAATGTGAAGGAGTGGATTAAATATAATAAAGATGTATTAAACTCTTATCGTCCACTTATTCGTCAGAAAGTTCCTGGAGCTCTTATGAAGTCTGAATCTCTCAGGGGATATATTGGTGATATGGAACATTATATTCGTACTGGTGATTGGATATCTAATTTTACTGGTAGAGAAATGCAAACTAGGACAAGATGGAAATCCGTTACTGGTCCAGCTAGTGATGTAGAAGATTACTTTACAAGCAACAAAAGAATTGTTGATAATAAAGTTATCGAATTAGAAGAGTATCTAGAGATGAAAGAAGAGGGGAGAATATGAGTGTGAATGACCAGTTTTTAAATAAAAATAAATTCACTGAGATGGTGAAAGAGAAAGTTGAAAAGTTTAAAATACCCTACATGGAAGCAATACTAAATATATGTGAAGAGAATAATATTCCTCCAGAGGATGTTAAACGATTTGTTTCTCCTGTTATTCGGGATAAACTAGAAGCTGAGGCAGTACAGCTTAATTATCTGCCAAAAACAACGACAATAAAATTTGAATAATACAGTTAATATTTCAGTTAATACAAGGAAAATAAAATGTCATTAGAAAACTTAAAAAAGAACAGAGACCAAATCTCTAAACTTCTACAAGCCGCTGAAGCAGTCGGCGAAAATCAATCAACCCAAACCAAGTCATATACAGACGAAAGAATGTGGAAACCAACAGTTGATAAAGCTGGTAATGGTTATGCTGTACTTCGTTTCTTACCTTCTAAAGAAGGAGAAGATCTACCATGGGTTAGGTATTGGGATCATGGTTTCAAAGGACCAACAGGATTATGGTATATTGAGAACTCTTTGACTTCAATTGGTCAAGCAGATCCAGTATCAGAAATGAATTCTAAACTTTGGAATACAGGGCTTGATGAAGATAAAGCAACAGCAAGAGATAGAAAGAGAAGACTACACTATGTCGCTAATGTGTATGTAGTAAGTGACTCAGGAAATCCTGCTAACGAAGGAAAAGTCATGCTTTATAAGTTTGGTAAAAAGATCTTCGAAAAACTAATGGATGTAATGCAACCAGCTTTCGATGATGAGACACCAATCAACCCATTTGATTTATGGGAAGGAGCTGACTTCAAACTAAAGATTAGAAATGTTGAGGGATATAGAAACTACGATAAATCAGAGTTCGCTGATAAGTCTGCTTTATTCGATGGTGACGAAACTAAACTAGATGCTGTGTATTCTCAAGCACATTCATTGAAAGAGTTTACAGATCCTAGCAATTATAAATCTTATGATGAGTTAAAAGCCAAGTTAATGAGAGTGCTTGGTGAAGAAGTGGAAGAGTCGCCAATGACTCTTAAACAAGAGTCTCAGATGAATGAACCAGAGGTCGCTCCTCAACCGAAAGTTCATGAACCTGTGACTGCGGAAAGTGTCAATATTGATGATGATGAAGACGAGACCATGTCTTACTTTGCGAAACTTGCCGCAGAAGATTAAGAGAGGGAGCTTCGGCTCCCTTTTTTATTGGTTAGCATCAGCGAATGGATCCCCAGTTTTTATTCCACCACTATTAAAGTTTTGCTGAACACTTGAGTAATTATCACCACCTCTATAAGTGTAAGGATTAAAATTCATACCACCAAATAAATCCTTACTCCTTGTTTGTTCATCTATTAGATTAGTAAGTATATCTTGGTTTTCTGCTAGCATATCTTGGTTTTTCTTCAAATCGAACAAAGGAGAATTCTTAAATGTATCTGCTGCAGATAAACCGCTAAACATTTCATAACTAGGGGCTCCTGTAATATCAGGAGTGTATTCCTTTGAACCAGAAAAAAGATTATTAAAAAATCTTGTAAACTTATAATCACCTTTACCAGCGATATCACTAGGAACTGCTTTACTAGAAGTCATTTCATCTACTGTCATAAATCCTCTAGTTGCTTTCATATAAGCAATGTATTCTTCTTCTGTTAATGGGCTACCTTTTTCTTTTTCTAATGCTCTTAATTCTAGTCCAAGTTTTCCTGCTTGAAATGCGTCAAATAAAACTAATCCACCACCAGCTACTGTAAATGCTGTTTTGAAACCAAATCCCAACTTCTTTAACATATCACTAACACGTCCAGTTTTTTTCGGATCGAATTGTGGAGATCTGTTCCTCGGAGTATCATCAGGAAGTACAGTATAACCGTCACCTTCGAATAAATCTACAATACCTCCTGTAGCACTACTTCCTCTTAACATTTTTGGAGGAGCTTTTGCTGGGGGTTTATCAGGTATTACAGTTGGGAGTTTTTTTATTCTACCATCTACATCATCAACAGTTGTTGTTAGTTTCTTTACACTCTCTCCTAAAATTGTCCAACCTTTTTTTCCTGCATCAAAGACCAGTTCTAATCCGGTCATTCTTAGAGCTAGTTTTGCCATTCCATAAGTTGCATTCTTTATTTGTTTCCTAAAAGCAATTGCTGTACCAGCAGCAACAACTTCTGTGGTACTTATCCCATCCCCAAATCTAAATCCTTCTGGATCTTCGTCATCTCCCATAGTCATAGAACTAGAAACATTATATCTTGGAGTAAAAAGATCTGGTCCTCTTCTTGATTCATAAATCGATTCTGCAGTATCGCCAAACTGATTTCTTTGTTTACGAACATTATCAACAAGATATTTGTTCAATATTCGAAGTTCACTAGCAAGAACCACAATATTGGATTCACTCTTCTCTGTTACTCTAGTGAATTTATCAAAGAAGCCGACAAATTTTGTCATCTGCTCATTTAATAGTTTAAAAGCCTTAGTCTGGTCGTCTGCGGCTCTAGTTCGCTTCTCTAATGCATCTGTTTGTTCTTTTGTTGCTGTTTCAGCATCCTTAAGAAGTTTTGCTTGATTTTGATTTTGAAAATAATCAGTAATTTGTCCTGCGGCTAATAATTTACCAATACCACCAAATAGATTAGTATCTTTTTCTATCTCTGAAAGATGTCTGCCTTGAAGCATCAAGGAATTATTGACGTCTCCTAAATTTATTTCTCTAGCCATTGTTATTCTGTCTTTCTTTTTTACGTTCTAAGTCAGCTTTCAATAGGGTTATATAAATTTCTCTTTCCCAAGGTATCATAGTTTCTAGTTCAGTTAAAGAATAATTATAGTTTTGCATCATCTGAAAATTTGTTCTATAATAATTTTCCAAATCATCATGAGAGAGGCACACTAAAAAAAATTATCTATTCCCTCCACGACTCGTTCTTCTTTACTTCCGCATTTTTCACAAGTTGTACTTACATTATAACTTATACTTGGTATTTCAAGTATAAACTGATTTAATTTTTCAAATTGGTCAATAGTTAAAAAATCAATGAAGTTTGCTTTTTCTTCATATGGTTCATCTTTCATAAGAATGTTTTCTTCACCAGTTTGTACTGATTCTATACAAGATAAAATCATTCTTGTTAACATTTCTTGAGTTGTAACATTTTCACCGAAAGCATTATTATTAAGAATATCGTGATAACCTGGAACTCTTAATTTAACATATAGTTCTGGAGTTAATTCTACTGTTCTGGTTCTATGTTTTATCTCAGGAATTTTCAATTCAGTTATATCGAATTTAAATTCTAAATCTGATTGACATTTTTGACAAGTAGAAACAAGATTCACTATTTCTCCAACTGACTTTGCTCTTATATGGGCAAATAGATAATCTATATCAACCTTAGTCAAAACATTAGTATCAAGATCTTCACAGCAAGAGTGTATTGTATCTAACATAGCATTAATTAATTGTACTTGATCTTGCGTCTCAAAAGCAATCATTAAAACCTTTTGTTCTTTAACTAAAAAAGGTCTAAACTTTACCACCTTACCAGAAGATGGAATCGTAACACTATATAAAGGTACATCATTTATTTTGGGTAACGCCATTATGCTCTCCTTTTCAATAATTCCCAAGCATCAACTTTTATAAATCGTTTATTGGTTTCGTTCTTATTAGGATTAGGTATAGTAATTTTTGCTTTCTTGCCAGCATTAAATGCTTGTACTTGAGCAATAAATCTATCTATACTATCATTCCACTCACGACGGTTTTCGTTTCGTAGTTTTGTATCGTAGTTGCTTCCACCGCCAGAAGTTCTACTACTTCTACTTGATTTTCTTTTAGCCATATTATAATCCTATTGTTGTTCCAATTGTACCAAAAGGAGATTGTAATGTAACACTTCCTAATGGACTTTGTATTCTTTTAACATTAGTGTAACTTAATTGTACTGTAACTTCTGAAAGCACATTCTGATCATTCGAAAATTGTACTCCTCCTATGGTAGTAGGAAAAGCATTTTCTAAAACTACTGAATATGCAAAATTGCTTTCAAAGTTTAAGTTTATTGGACCAAAAGATAATTCTCTGTTTTCTATTGGTCTTTTTAATTGGTGTATTCTGATATCTCTTTGATAGTCAACTTTATAAGCGACTTCACCGATATCTTCATTTACTATCGAATTCTTCCATTCTTCAAAAAAATTCATAACACCATAATCATTTAATAAATGAAATGACATAGAAACATCTGTTACAAGATAACCATATGCCGCTAATTCCTGTTGCATACCAACTGCTCTATCTCTGGTTGTTATTTGTTTTCCTGGAATATTTGCTGTTTTACATAATATATTTAATTCACTACTGGTTGGTTTACTATTACCAGCTTGACCTAGTAATTGATTTATTGGTAATCCTAAATTTGCAAATCTAGGTATCCTTGGGAATGAGAATCTATCAACTGATGGTATCTGAATCAAAAATTGATTTGTTCTGGCTATTCCGCCTTTACTGCTGATTATACTTTTTAAATCATCAATTGATGCCATTAAATCATACTCCTAGAAAATCTGTAGACTGTTTCGTTGCTTCCTTTTTCAAAATTCGCTGTTGGTAAGAATGTTGCTATTTCCCATTCTGAAGAAGGAACACGAGATATTCTTCCTGAAACATGTTCTGTTAAATAATGTTTAAAACATGGTTTGAAATATTTTAGTTTTGATGCTCTTCGTAACATATTATAATTTATTTTAAATCTAGTTGATTCGTCATATCTTTTATTGTTTAAGTTATCTAAAAGACCATCTAAAAATTTTGCTCTTAAATTCATTGGTAAATAATGTAAGTTTATTCCATAGAATCCACCTTGAGCAGGGCCAACTATAATCACTAAAGGGAATGTATCATAAAATGGTAATGTATCTTTTGTTTTCGGATCGTAAAAAAACATATTCATACTACCAACTAAATTTGTATTTCCTTTTTCTAAGGATTCATCTTTTAAAAGAGAATCACGATTTATGCTTCTCATATCTTGTACTCTTTTACGAAACCATTTGCGTGATTCTTCAGAGCGAGGTTGAATACCTGCTCTAAATGCTTCGAATCCTAATTTTGCGAATAAGTTTGCCATACTTCTATTTATTCGTTTTCTTTGGGTTTTTATACGGTTTATATGGTTTATATGTCTTTAATTTTCCTGGCATTTTAGTCATAAGTTTCATTTCTTGTAAAGTCTTTTCCGTCCATACTTGAAACTCCCATCCTCTATCTTTAGCATAATTATCTGCCGCTTCCCATTTGTTCATATTCTTTACATATGTTAATGCTTCAGTCATATACTTTTTAGTCTTTGTAACTTTTGGTAGTTCGGTTTCCTTCTCTGGTTTGATTTCAACTAGAACTGTTTTACCACTCTTGTATTTTATTTTTAGATCTACGAAGTAACGATGATACTTTTTATCTACAGCATAATAGTATGGAACCACTATTTCCTCACTAGACCATTCTCTTACATCTGGATTATTATCGCACCATATAAAAACTTTCAGTTCCCAACCAGATCTAAAGACAACATTCGTAAAATCACCTCTATATTTCTTAGGATTCTTTACTTTATATATTCCAGAATATGCCATATTTTCATATAAATAAAACTAAATTAAAACTATTTATTAGGAAAACTTATGGAAAGAAATGGGTCACCTTTTAGTACACATCATAATTTAAATGGTGGAACCAAAAGATATAAATTCCCCCTTAACAGAGAAAACAAATACAGAGCAAGATTATCATTTCAACCAATACAGGTTAAACCATCATTAAATGGTGAAGATATAAATGGTTTACAAATTGTAGGTCTAGCAATAGGCGGTTTTTATGGACTTAAACTTGGAAAAAAAGCATTAGACGGAACTTTAAAATTTTTAAACGCTCCTGTAGGAGCAACGGTAGCTGGTTATAATAAATTTAGAAATTTTATAAAAGTACCACAAGGTCCAGAAGTAAATATTATTGGCGCGGGTTTGGCTGGTTCAGAGGCTGCTAAGACTATTTCAGAAACTACACTTTCTGCTCAGGAAGTAGACGATTTAGCACAAGCAGTGAAAGACTATGATAGATATACAATGAATTATGAAAGAATACCTGAAAAATGTTACTTACACGTTCCAACCAGTTTATCTTTTAATGATAATGTTTCAGTAGGTTCTTCTAATTTAGGAACTGTTGGTGCCTTAGGATTAAGTGCTTTAAATTATGATAATCCAGGAATGGTTTCAAATTTTTTTGCTGCTGGATTAGAATATGGTAAAGATTTTTTTACATCAATAGGATTAGGTATTCCAGGATTGAGTGGTGATAGAAAAAATAGTATTTCTGACGAGGCTGCCAGATTATCAGCTCAAAGATTGAGTGGATTTTTACCAGTTCCTGGTCAAGATGCTATACAATCAGCAGTTACAGTTGCTTCGCAAACAATAGCCAATCCTAACACCAGATCGACTTTTCAAAATGTAAACATAAGAACATTTTCATTTTCATTTAAATTCATTCCATTATCTAGAGAAGAATCTACTGAAGTTGAGAATATTATAACTTTCTTTAGAAAATTTTTATATCCTGAACATGCTTATCTAAAGAAAGAAGATCCTAATAATCCTGGTTCAAATAGTACGGCTGTTCCAGTCGGTTATAAATTTCCTCCTTTGTTTGACATAAAAGTAGGATATGATATTAATGGTAATGGTAGATATGAGAACTTACCAAATATGGAAATTCATTATTGTTATTTGACTGCAGTCACTCATAATTATAATCCACAATCAGCATCATTTTATGAGGGTGGTAAACCAACCGAAATAGATTTTACATTGGCATTTACAGAATATAGAACACTTAGCAGAAGTGATGTAACTAATGAATATGGTAGAACTAAAGACGCATCAGATGGAGTAATGAACGCATGAGTTATTTAAAAAATATGTCACCATTACCTTATTCTTTTGGTAATAATGAAAAAGCAGTAAACTTTCCTGATTTATCTAGATATAGTAGTGTGGTAGATCAAGTTGCTGATGCGACTACAGCATACCAACAATATACTATTCTTGAAAATATGCGACCAGACCAAGTTTCTTATCAATTATATGGAAGAACAGATTTTTATTGGACTTTCTTTTTAATGAATGATAAACTTCGTGAACAAGGTTGGCCATTAAGTCAAGCTGAATTACTTACACGATGTCAAAAGGATTATACAGGAACAGCACTTGTAACTGCCTCAGATTTGGTATCAGACCAAACAACAGGAACTGGTGCAATTAGAGATAAGATAGCTGAAGGAGTTACTCTTGTTGGTCAGACTTCTGGTGTTACAGCTGTCGTAGATCATATACAATATGAATTAGGTCAAGTGATCGTTAAAGGTACAAAGAGTTTCACCGAAGGTGAATTCGTTTATCTTTCTACTGATATTAATGTGGGGTTTACAGCAACTACAGTTGTTGCTGAACATTTGGCTACACATCACTGGGAAAATGCTAGTGGCGAGTATGTTGATTTAGTTAATGCTAGTACAGGAATAGTTGATATAACTGGAGGTGCGCAAAATACTAAAGTGACAAATTTAGGTAGATATATAAAACAAAATGATAATTTGAAAACAATTAAAGTTCTTCGACAAGGAGTAGCTGAATCAGTGGTAGACTTACTAATATCAGCAATTGGTGAATAATGGCTAACATAAATGAATCGACTACTTTATTAATAGAAAGTGTAATTCTACAGAGCGATAGATTTACTACTGGTATTGATATTTCTCCAGCAGTTTCAGATATAGAAATATATGAAAGTATATTGGTTCCATATTTAACAGGAACAATTTCATTTATTGATGCTGAAAATTTTATACAAAGAGGTGAGTATGCTGGTGATGAATATGTTATAATATCACTAAAGAAATATAATTCCGACAAACCCTCAGTAGCCAAGAAATTTTATTTAGATAAAATAATTTCATCAAAAAAAGTTGAAGGTGCTAATTCTATGGAAGTATTTGTATTCCATATGGTAGAACATACTTTATTTGAATCTTCTTTAACTAATATTAGCAAAGCATACAGAGGATCGATATTAGAGATTATTGATAATATTATAGCAAACTATGTTCCAGGTAACTTTCTGCCTTCTGATGTTGGAAAAGAATTAGATAGAGATATAAAAGTGATAGTCCCAAATTTAACTCCTATGGATGCTATTACTTGGTTACGCAAAAGATGTTTAAATACTTCTGGTATGCCTTATTTTATATACACCACTCTTTTCGGTGGACCTTTTATTTACGCAGGAAATTTACAAGAGATGTTAGAAGGAGGAACCTTTAACAAAGGAGTTCCTTTTAAAAACTATCAATCGTCAGTTCAATTTGATCGAGGACAAGGAACCGAAACACCACTTGTAGATTATCAATTTCAAATACTAGATTATGAAGTTACTAATACTGAAGATTTTTACAGTTTGATTAAAGAAGGATTTGTTGGTAGTGATTTTAATTATTATGATGTGATTAATGGAGAAAATGTTTCGGTTCAAATAGATGCAGAACTAATGTTAAGAAATTTTTATGATAATTATAATTTAAAAGATATAAGTTTATATCCATACGGTTCTAGTGTTTATGGTAAAAACCTAGCATCACAAACAACTAAAAGATCTTTCCATTATCCTACAGTAAGTCCTCATGAAACAGGATTTTCTTCTCCCAAATCATTCTTAGGAGAAAAGGAAGGTGACAAATATATCAATAGAGTAACAGCTTCAGTGATACTAAAATATTTAAATAAACACAGAATAGATATTACACTTCCAGGTAATTTTTTCGCAGAAGATGGTACTGTGACAACCACTATTGGAAATAAAATAGAATTAGAATTCTTAGGTACGAATCAGTTGAGTGATGGTTCCTCAGAAAGTGTTATAGATTATAAAAAGTCAGGAGATTATTTGATAACTAAGGCTGTTCATTTAATTAGCAGAGAAAATTATAATATAAATTTTGAAGTATGCAAAGTTTCCGATGTAGAAAGTATTACAGAATGATTAATACTACAATAAAATATTACGGTGATAAGACAAAGACTTTTTTTGGTAGAGTCGTTAATGTTAACGATCCTCTTGAGTTAGGAAGAGTACAAGTTAGAATCTTTGGTATTCATTCCGAAAGCGAGGACGACATAAAAACTTCTGACTTGCCATGGGCGATGTGTTTGTTACCATCTACTGAAGCAGGAGTTTCAGGTATAGGATTGAGTACAGGAATAAAACCTTTCTCTCTAGTTTATGGATATTTTCTTGATGGTGATAATGCTCAAGAACCTATGGTATTAGGAAGTGTTCCGAATTATCAAAGAGATCCAGAATTAAGAAAACTTAATGACAAAGATAACCCAAACGATTTTAAAGTTTCTCCTATACCTAAACCAACTAATCCTGATGACTTGTTATATGGTACAACTAATACGGAAAAGGCTTGGCATTGGTTTAAGAGTGAAATGGGAGGATCTTATTCTCCACCAGCAATCGCAGGAATATTAGGAAATCTATATGTTGAAAGTTATGCATCTTTAAATAATAATGATTTAGATCCAACTCGTAAACAAATTGATGGACCCGGTTTTGGATTAGCACAATGGACAACTTATCCTCCTCCTAAAGATGATAGATATAAATTATTAATAGAAAGATCTGGTAGTTTACCAATAGATAGTATGTATGCTCAATTAAAATTTATTACATATGAATTAAATAAAAATGCAGGATATGGAAAAGCAGACTTACTTCTAGCGAGAACTCCTGAACAAGCATCAGATGTTTTTATGATATATTACGAAAGACCAGAACATTTTACTGCACCTATACCTAAACCAGTATCGTTAGGAGGTCCAGGAGGTGATTGGGTGCCAAATATTTATCCATCTGCAAAAGCGAGAAGAAAGGCTTCTCGTAATATATTTAACAATTTTAGTGTGTAGGTAACAAATGGCATTTACATTAGATCAACTTAATAACCAATTAAAAATAATTAAAAATAATGTAAATCTTCCTGAGATGGAAAAGAAAGCAGAACAGGCTCAAAAAGAGTTTCTTTCTATATTCGAATCAAAGGGAAAAGAAGTTGGTGAAATAGAAAAAGGTCTTAAAGTTATAGCTGATGAAGGATTAGGACTAGCCAAAGAAACATTAGCACCAATCGTTGGTAAACTTACTGAAGATGTTGCTGTTGATTTGAAAAAGATATCTACACAAAAAGGAAATATCTCAACTATAACAGGTCAAGCTGTTGATAATGGTTTTTTAGAATCTGCTATATCTAATATAAACACAGTCGGTATTGAAAAAACTTTAAAAGAATTATCTAATAATACAGAAGGAATTAATTCGGCTTTACAAAGTTTCGCAGGAGAGGCTGAAACTGCTTTAACATCACTCTTAAATAATAGTTCGATTGAAGGATTGGCAAAAGATTTCGTTAAAGAATTTTCAGCAATACAGGAAAAGGTTCCAGATTTAACAACTTTTTTACAAAATGAATTACAAACAAGTATTACAAATGCTACAACAGGAGATACAAGTGTTAAGTCAACGATACAAAGTAATTTAGGAAATAATTTTAAATCAACTGAATTAGCTGATAAAACAGTCGTGGTAAATAGTACAGGATTATTTTCTGGTAAGAATACACCAGCTAATTATGAATTCACATATGTAAATACTGTAGAAGAGTTGGCATTAGAACTAAGAAATTCTGAAAGACCTTTCTCTCAAATTATTATTGAATTTACTGGGGAATATGTTGATGATAATTTTGATGCTTCTGACTTTCATAATTTATATTCGTCAATAGAGTATTCCGGCGGAGATGATGAGGAAACTCTTGCTTTAGATCCAGGAAAAGGTTTTGATGGTATTCCTTATCACTATTTGATAAGAAAAGATGGGAGAATACAAAGAGGTCGACCTCTTGATATAGAAACAATTTCTCCTGGTTTAATTAATTATTCTAATTCAATAGTTGTTGCTGTTCCTGGTGGATATAATGTTCCGATAGGAACTGATAGAGCCAAACTATCTCCTAATAGTGGAACAATAAGTAGTTGGTATTCTTTAAATCAGTTTTTGGATACAGCATATACTATGTTTCCTGGAATACAAGTTTTTGCATCAACCGAATTATCTGATATAGGTTGGTCTTCTGATGTTTACATAGAAAGTATATTCGGAAAAAGAAATAATAAACAACCATCAACAAGTGCCTTAACAAGAAGCACTTTAGTTAGTACGGAACCGATATAATGGCAAGACCGAATAGCAAAAGTTCAAATTTTAGAGGGTTTTACGATCCATCAGGTGAATATCCTAGAATTGACCATCTAGATGATGCATCAACTAATAAAGCCGCAAGAGGACAAAAAGTAAATCGCGTCTATATTGGTGGTGGTGATAAGGGTGTGGATCTAGGGTTACAACCACTAGTTGGTTCACAATATCCTAAAAATAGTGTAAGAGAAACTGAAGCTGGTCACGTGTTAGAGTTTGATGATACTCCAGGAAACCAAAGAATTGTTATTCTTCATAACTCAAAAGCTGGAATAGAAATACGACCAGATGGTACAGTTATTATATCAAGTGGTGTTGAAGGAAGTAAGATTGAGATTGTTGGTAACGACCACAAGATGATAGTTGAACGAAATGGTGATGTACATTACAAAGGTAATCTAAACTTCAAAGTCGATGGTGACATGAATCTAGAAGTTGGTGGTAATCTCAAAACAAAAGTACACGGAAATGAAATATCTAATGTTGATGGAAACTTTAAACAAACTGTAGAAAAGAATTATACTACTGAAATTAAAAAGAATAGAGAACAATATGTACTTGGCGTGAATACTGATATATCATTAGATGATAAAGAAACGCATATTAAAGGTAACGAAAACAAAGCTGTACAAGGAACAGTTGATTATAATATGAATGGTACATTAACATTGACTTCTAAAGGATCTATTGTTATGACTGCTGTTGATAAAACGAATATTGGTGCACAGCATGTATCAGTTGTTGGTGCAACTGGTACGATTGGTGGTGAAGGAATGACAATGTATGCGACTACATTTATTGGCGATCTTACAGGTACAGCACTTGGTGCAAAATATGCAACAATTGCAGCAGCACTTGGATCTGCTCCAGTTGGAACATATACTAATCAACAAACAGTAAAAGCAACATCAGGTATTATGACTGACTATGTTAACAACTCAAGTCTTGGTGCTAAAACTGTTACTATTGATGCTGGAAATATACTTAGAAATACAATTAATGTTGAGGAAGATTATGGCTATCTAACTACAAGAAGATTAGACTCAGCCGAAGCAAGAAGTAAACTTCGTGATAATAATAATCTTAAGAATAGTAAGTTTAGAGGAGCACTCGTGAATGATAAGATACTCAGTCCATCCGCTTCTATGGGATTACCAACTGAGGTCGGTAGAATTGTTTCTAAGAAGTCAGCATCTTATGGCGAAACACCAATCGGACAAGCTGTTAATCCATTAGTTAGAGGATTTAAGGAAAGATAATGAAATATTTACCAGACCCAAAATATAATCCAATATATGCTAAAGAATTAAATACGCAAACTGTATTACAAAAAGGAATCACGATTGGTAACTTTTTGGTAAATACAGGATTGCCGATAGATTATGATAATTTATTATATTCAAGGAAACTCTTTATAGCAAAGAATCTATATCTTCAAGGTGAATTTTTAAGAGTCGCTCGTAAATATGGTAAGTTTAGAGTTATCGTTTCTGAAGGATTATACAAACCAGCACCAAAAGAAACAGTAACATCTAATGGTATTAATGATTATAGGCAAACAGGAAGAGCTATTGTATATGAAATATATGACCAGTATGGGGATCTTGCTGTAGATTCTACTTTTGATATGGTAAATTATTTACGAACTTCCACGAGATATGATAAACTTATTTTAGCATATGATACATTTACTGGTAATAGTTTACACGCATCAATTATAGCTGTGATGCCAACAATATCTGATAGTTGGGATGTAACATTTAAATATAATTTAGAAACACAATTTAATAATAGAATACAATCTAGTAACGAAATTATTGAAATTAGAGTATAAATAGTCTCATGGCAACAAGAAGTTTTTCTATAGAAGATGGTAATCTTCAAAGTCGTTCAATAGTTACGACAAGAAATAGAGTCTATAGTGATTTAGACTTAACCTTTGCTCGTGCACCAAATAATGATGTATACAAAAAAACTGATGCAGCTGCTGTTAAACAATCTATTAAAAATATATTATTAACAAATAGATTAGAAAAACCATTTAATTCGAGTTTTGGTGGTGGCTTAAATAGATTCTTATTCGAACTCTCATCAGATTTTGACGAGCAAGAAGTTGAAGACGAAGTTTACGAAGCAATACAAAGATATGAACCTAGAGCAAGAGTACAAAGTGTTTTATGTAAAATAAATCCAGATATGAACGATGTTAAAGTACAAGTTGTATTTAGAGTTGTTAATACATTAGAAAATGTTACTTTAGAGTTACAACTAGCGAGATTGAGATAATGGCAAAGAAACTATCTGCACCAGTAAACAATTACTATAAAACATCAAAGGGAACTTCACAAGGTAGGAAACCAATTACATCTAGTATGAATAAATCAAAACGAAGACAACTAAAGGCATATAGAGGTCAAGGAAAGTAACATGGCAACAACAATTAATTCAACAAGTTTAGACTTTAGCAATATAAAGGCTTCACTTAAAACATATTTGAAACAACAAAGTGAATTTGCTGATTATGATTTTGAGGGCGCTGGTATAAGTAATTTACTAGATGTCCTTGCTTATAACACACACTATAACGCATTGATTGCCAACTTTGCGTTAAATGAATCTTTCCTTAATACTTCTCAACTTCGTTCATCAGTTTTATCCCATGCCGAATCACTTGGATATAGACCTCGTTCAATTACATCATCAGAAGCTAATGTTAATCTTACGATTACAGTTCCATCAGGAGACCCAACACCATCAAGTGTAACACTTCCATCAGGAACAACATTTAGTTCAACTGTTGCTGGTGTCTCATACACATTTCAAACAAGAGAATCATACACTGCGGTTTCTGAAGTTTCAGGATCAAATACAGTTTATAGATTTAAAAAAGCTACTGGTTATTCTACCGCAACTGATACTGCTCAGAATACAGTTTATAATATACCAATTTATGAAGGAACATCGACTAATAAAACTTTTATTGTTGGTAGCAATTCTACCGATCAAGTTTTTGTAATCCCTGACCAATCTATTGATATTGATACTTTAATTGTAAATGTATATGATACTGTTAATGGAGTTTCATATAACACATACACAGATGTTAATGATGCTATTAGATTAACAGATACATCAAGAGTATTTAAAGTTCAGGAAACTCCAAATGGTTTTCATGAGGTTATATTTGGAACAGATACAGGAATCGTGCCAACTTCTGGTAATAAGATAGCAATTAATTATTTAAAAGTTACTGGTGCTAATGCCAATGGCGGATCTGTATTTACACCAAACTCGCAAATTAGTGTTGGTGGTACTCTTCAAGATATAACAGTTGCAACTAAATCTAATTCTGCAGGCGGTGCTTCTCGAGAAACAATATCATCTATCAAAACACAAGCTCCTTTGATGTACGCATCGCAACAAAGACTTGTCACAGCAACCGATTATAGAACACAAATACTAAACAAATATTCTACTACTGTAAGAGACGTTAATGCTTATGGTGGCGAACAAGCAACTCCTGCTAAGTATGGAGTTGTATATGTTGCTTTACAATTCTTTGACGATATAAGTGCTTCAACACAGGAAACAGTTAAAACAGATATATTACAAAATTTAACAAGTGCGTTGTCAATATTATCAGTAAGTACAGAATTTGTTACACCAACTACAACATATCTAGAATTAGATACAGTATATAATTTAAACCCTGCTCTAACCAGTGGTACAAATTCAAGTGTAGAAGGATTGATTAGAAGTGAAATTACTTCATATGCCACTACTAATTTACAAGAATTTAATAAAACATTTAGAAGATCTAATCTTTTAACCAATATTGATGCTGTTGATGATGCTATTTTAAACAGTAGAATGGATGTTAGAATACAACAAAGGTTTACTCCTACATTGGGAACTTCTAAAAATTATACTTTGACTTTCCCTGTGGCATTAGCTCCAGCTGATGATGTTAATTATATAATAGGTTCGACTGGTTTAACAGTCAAAGGAAGCACTGTAACTATTAAGAATAAATTAAATTCAACAACTCTTCAATTACTTACTTCAAATGGAACAGTCATAGTTGATAATTTGGGAAGTTATAATCCTGCGACTGGTGTTGTAACTATACAAGGATTAAATCCAACAGCATTTGTTGGTGATGAAGTAAAATTATTTGTTACACCTGCAAATCAAAGTACAGTTAGACCTTTACTTAATTATATAATTGACTATGATGAAACTAGAAGTACAGTAACAACATTAATAGATAGAGAAACTACAAACGTAATACTATAATGGCGGCTAAACTAGAAGATTTAAATAGAAGAGATATTCCTCTCCAAAGACGTAGAATCAAAGAAGTTCTGCCAGAATACTTTGTTGAGGAGCATCCAACATTTATAACTTTTTTAGAAAAGTATTATGACTTTTTAGATTCTGATGGTACATATTCATTCAACACTCAAATAGAACAATTATTTTCTACAAGAGATGTCGACCAAACACCACAAGCTCTATTAGATATACTGGGTAAAGAGCTTGGTCAAGGGATTTCATCAGTTAGTAATTTTACAGATCCAAGATATTCTATAAGAAGGTTTGGTGATTTATACAGAACTAAA